TTTTATGTATGTAGGTACTTTATTGACAATGTATGGAGCCTTTAATCAACCTTCGAATAATAAACCTAACTACTTGTTGTTTGCAGGTTGCTTGAGTAATTTTATAGGAGGAGTCATCTACCTTGATAGTTTCAAATACCTGAATTTTAAACATAAGATTCCTGGTAAAAAGGTTCATTTTGATGTTGATTGAAATTAGCACATTGTAAATTCAAAAAATATTCTGATATTTGCAGTGTCAAACAAACAAAAACAGAGCAACTGAAAGCGTTGCCCATTATTCACGGGCTTTTTTTATGCCATAATTGTCGATTATAAAACGACGGCTGTACATTTTTCCGTTCAATTTTTTGAGCTTGCTCTGAGATTGTTTGTTTGACGACCGGGATTTGTACGGCCGTTTCCGTACATACACGTCAAACAAACAATCAATTATGAGTAAAAAAATCGGCTTTTATATTCCTGATGAGGATGAAAGCAAACCGGAGCAACCGGACAGTTCAGTTATTATTCTCCATAAATTTATTGAGTCTATTTATGCGCCAAACGGTTCCACTGAACAAAAGGAGTTCCGCACGGCTCTGGAACTTCAATATGAACTCCGAGAAAGCGTGGAAGTGAGCATAACAGCATTGAATGAAGTACTTACCGAAATGGGTTATGAACTTGAATTTATTGAAGGAATGCCACATTGGGTAATGTATCAGAAAAACTTATTATCTTTGTAAAAAAACAAATCTATGACTGCAACCGTAACCGATAAAATTCAGGCAATTAATAAGTTGATTAATGAAAACTTGTTATCTATTGAACCCGTAAAGTTTCAGGCTATAATGAGTGCTGCGATTTGGAATGTTTATAAAGCAGATGAATACAAAAATGTTTGTCAAAATATACTTGACTTCTGCCACATGAAAAACTCTTACGAAGGCATTGAAACTCCTGCTAATCCTACTTTGATAATCATGCTAAAAGATGAGAAACAAAAAGTAGTTTACTGTGTGAAGTTCAATGGAGAAAAAGTTGAAATTCTACCTATTGGATAATAAACCTATAACTTTATTTTATAAAAGTCTACCACTAGGGTAGGCTTTTTTTATGTCCTTTTCCTACCATAGTTTTCTGCCGAAATTTGTATCATAAAACTTATGCTTATGATATTTAGTTCAGCAAAATGGAATTCGGCAGGCGAAATTCGCCCGTATGTAAGTGTTGCCAAGTCGCTGGCGTTTGACGTGATGCAGGCACCGATCCGCAATGCTTTCGAAATGTTTCTCCGTCCGCTACTAGGCGAAACCATGACGTCCGACCTGATAGGCTACTATGCAGCTACCACACCTTCCGACAAACAAACCCGACTGGTCCAGTTGGCTCAACGTGCCAATGCTTTTCTGGCATTTTGGTACGATTATGCCGAAATGAATGTGTTGATTACCGATGCCGGAATTCGCCGTCAGGAATCGGACACTGCCAAAACTCCGTATAAGTACCAGGAACAAGCCTTGAAAAACGGATGGAAAGAAAAAGGTTTCAACGCATTGGATGATTTACTGTTGTATCTAGAAGTGAACATTGCTACTTTCGCGCATTTTTCCGCCTCGCCAAACTTTACTTCAGCCAAAACGGATATTGTCCGAAATGCTTCGGACATTGACAATTATTACTTTATCAATAATAGCCGGATTCTTTATTTAAGGCTCCGTCCACACCTTCGTACAGTAGTCAATACCATTGTGGCTCCACGTATGGGAGATACATACGCCGAACTGTTGACAGAACTTGTCAAAACCTCGCCCGATGCCAAATTTGTGAAACTCCGTGAAGCCTTGATTCCGGTAGTGGTGTTTTATGCCGTTTCCCGCCTAATCCGTGAAACAGGAAGTTTGACTGATAAAGGACTGTTTTTCGACACACAACAAAGCACTGACGATGCCAATTATACTAATCCGGCAACTGATAGCAATAAAACAATGCAAGCTACCATGGCCGAGAGTGACGCCATTAGCTATTGGAAAATAGCTGAACGAATGCTGAAAGCTGATTTTGGCTACACAGCCACTACCAGCAAGGTTCCTAAACGTGATAATTCCAACAAAAAAGCATTTTGGGGATGAGAAAAATAACCATTGAATATAGATCATTTGGGTTATTCAATCGGAAACAAGCCATTGAAGTACCTGAACGCTGGGAAGATTTGAGCGAAACGCAGTTTTCGGTGTGTGCGCAAATGCACGTTGAACCGATGGCTGATATTGATTTTGTAGCCCGTTTTTTCGGATTAAGCAAACACCTGGCGAAACGTTTTTCAAAGTTTGAGATTTACAAACTAACCGAACTTACAGGTTTTGCGCTGAATCCAACGGCTGTTGTTAGTTCGTTTTTTATTCAGGAAATTCCGGGAACTAACTTGTTGGCTCCACAGTCGAAACTCCGCAATATTTCAATTGAGCATTTTGCGTTATTCGACACCTATTTTTTTGATTATGCCAATCAGCCAACGCCCGAGAACCTTTGCCGCTTTGTGACTACGCTTTACGGCAAAAAAGGCGAACGAATAACAGCAATTGACTTTGATAAAAAATACAAGTATGTATCTGCAAAAGTGGATAAATCAACACAGTACGCTATTTTTCTGAATTACCTGTTTATCCGCAAATGGTTGTCTAAGTCGTTCCCGTTTGTTTTTGAGCAAAACGACGATTCCGAAGATCGTCAGGCTAAACGAAAATATGTGAAGCCAACAAAACCAAACCGTCCTGACTGGAATGGCATTATTGACGGCATGGTTGGCGATGATATTATTCATTACGACGAATATACCCGCATGTCGTGTCTGTTGGCTTTTAAAACGATTAATAACCGAATAAAAAACTACAATAAAAATGCAAAGTAATACTTTAGACGATTTTACGCAATACGTTGAAAATCTTTGTCGTAAACATGTAGAGATAAAACACTCGGACGATGATTGTCATTTCTTGCAGCTGAATGACGATCAACAGTTTCAGGAATTGAAAAATATAACCTTCCCGATGGTTACGCTGGATAAACTGACGGTTAGTTACACCGGATCGGAAGATTCAACTCGTAAAAGCCGTTATTGCGAACTTATGTTTCTGGACAAAGCCGGTGCGGGTGATTTTGTAGAAATTCAGGAAGTAAAGAACCGTATGGAGCGTGTGGCCGAAGATTTTGTAAAGAAAATGAAAGCAGACCGCAAACAGCGGACTTTATATCCATTCCTGAAAACATTAGTTTTATCGGGTGTAGAATTCAATTTTGTGGAAAATAAAGCCCACGGTTTATATGGCGGTTTACTATCGTTTAATTTCGATTTACCATTTGTGGAAGCATTGGAAGCGGGTAGATTTGATTAAAATAATGTCCTTTCTAAAAAGTAATTTGAAGTTTAATTTTGTGTAAAAAAAGAATATGAAAACAGTTGATCAACTTTTGGCGCAGGCTGAACAGATAAGAATTGAAACGGTAGAACACCACAACGATAGTGAACGTGTTGGGGCTGCATTGAAAGATACCATCGGGTTCATGAAAGATCATTATTTATATTCCAATAATCCGATCACTCTTAGCTTAATTTATCAGCCTCCGGTTGCAAATTTTGCAGCGTTAGCAACAAATTACCCAAATCCATTAAGAGATTGGGCTGCAATGGTAGAGGAAGAAGGTGTGGTTTACTGCTATAATGGAACTGCGTGGGCAAGTACAGGATTGAAGGCGTTTCCGGTGGATGTAGCTGTAAAATATGATTTAGTTACAAAAGCTACTAAAAGTGTTGGTAAAAACTTGCTAAATCCGAATACATCAACACAAGGTGTGTTTTTTTGGGGTGATGGTTCATTAGGTGATAATCAATATAAAAATATAACTGATTTCATCCCCGTCATAGGTAATGTAATTTCAAGTCAAGATGTACCCGCTGGAATGGCAAATTGTGTTTATGATGTGTATAAAAATTTTATCCGTTCTTTTAATACACCTCAATATCTTTATGAGGATGGAGATGCATTTGTTAGATTTACTTATGATAATAGAAGTTTAACGCAAATCGAATTAGGGAATACAAGGACTGGGAAAGTTTATTATACTGAATTTGCAACAATAGAAGAAAAGATAAAAAATGTTGATATAGTTGCAAAATCGAAAGCAAAAAAAATATTGGGTAAAAACTTGCTAAATCCAGACACATCAACACAAGGTATGTTTTTTTGGGAGGGTGGAAGTACAGGAGAAAGTGGAGATAGAAGTATAACTGATTTCATCTCCGTTACAGGTAATGTAATTTCAAGTCAGAACGTTTCACCCGGAATGGCAAATATCGTTTATGATGAAAATTTTGCTTATCTACGTTCATTTACGACTGAACAATATATATTCCAAGCCGGAGATGCATTTGTTAGATTTACTTATGATCATCGAATTTCTACTCAGATTGAGTCTGGAACGTTGAGAACAGGCATAGTTAAATATACAGAATTTGCCGAAATAGAAGAAAAACTAAAATTGATTGATAATCAATTTAGGGATTATGCAAAAAAAATAGTAGGTCAAAATAAAGTTGATATAACAAAATCTATTAGTAATAGATTTATTTGGGCATGGGGTGATATAAATGATACAGATGCTCCATCTGAAAGAAGTATTACAGATTTTATTCCAGTAGTAAATAATTTGATTTCAAACCAAAATGTATTAGCAAGTACAGGTAATAATGTCTATGATTCAAATTTTAATTACTTAAGAACATTTACAACGCCTCAATATGTATATCAAGATGGAGATGCCTATGTAATATATAGTTATGACAACAGAGTTCAGTTAATGATTAATGAAGGTAATGAATCCTTACCATATGAACCATATACAGAATTTGGATCACTCCAAAATCAAATTAATCAATTATCTGAACAAGTTGAGGCCATAATCATCACAATTTTAGAAGTTTCTCCGGAATTTAATAGTTCAACACCTGGATGGGGAGTTACAAAATTTGCAAGCATGATAACTGCACATAATTCAATTTTAGATAATTCAAAAAATAATCAATATAAAATTAAACTGATAAAACCGGGAACATATAATGAATGGCAAACGGTATTCCCCGGAGTCGATGGAGATAGTACAATTGATAAATCATATCAAGGTATTGTTGTGAAAGATTATGTTTCATTTGAAAGTGGAGATATAGACCATCCCGAAAATTATATACTAACATGGGATGGGCATTCTGGTTATTCAAATGGTTACGTAATGTCAACTGATCAAGCAATGAGAAAGTGTATATTTCACATTACCGGAGCTCACACAAGTATTAAAGGTTTTAAGTTCGTTAATAAAAATACAAGATATTGCGTGCATCCTGAATCAGCAAGTACAGGAGCAAACAATGAATGGACTTTAGAAAATTGCATATTCGAATGGAATGGTAGACCTAATTGTATAGAAGCTGGAGGAACGTCAGTTGGCATCGGAATCTCTAGTGGAGAAATTGGGAATATAAAAAATTGCAAATTCACTGGCTTAGTTCAAGGAGGTATTGGAGGGCATAACAATGGTTGGTATGATGGTCAAGGAACAAAGCCATTTATTGTTCCCGGTGCAATTTTAAATATTGAAAACTGTGATTTTGGAGGAACTGTCATATTTATGAAGTCTTATGTCATTGATGCCAATTTGTATGATGTACTTAATTTGAAAAATTGTAGAAGAATAAGTGCAGCGGCTTTTGGATTTGAGAATGATCAAACGGTACAGAATTGGCGGGCAACTGTACAAGCTTGTGAGATTGATAGTGATTTATTATTAAAATAATACAATGCTAATTAAACAATTAAACTACAAATAATTATGTACTATCTACAACTAATTTACAAGTGGATTATAACCCACTTAGTCGATGTTTTCAAATGGAGTTTATCCATACTGGCAAGCCTTATTGCTATCCTTGAGCCCACACTGCCATTTATTCTCATTTCGTTGGTATTTATTGTTGGTGATTGTATCACATCGTATCGGCTAGCTCGCAGGGTAAAGAAAAAAACCGGAAAAGCAAGCGGAAAGTTTCAATCAAGTAAGTTCGGGAAGGTCCTTATCACTTCACTAATTGCCCTGGCATTAATTTGCCTGGCATTTCTAGTCGAAAAGTACATACTTGTAATGTATAAAGATATATACCTGGCTAATTATGTCGCGTTCCTGGTATGCTTCAAAGAACTTTGGTCGATGCTTGAGAATGAAAGCTCATGCAGCGACTCTAAATGGGCAAAGGTGCTACAAAAGGTCATGATCGATAAGGCAGAAAGACACTTTGATATTGATTTATCCGGATTAGAAACTAAGGAGGAAGTGAAATGAAAGAATTACTTACCATGGTAAGAATGGAAGCCATGCCATTCAAGATTGAAGCAGCTGCGATCATGGCATTCATGGAAGTGGAAACCGGTGGTCGTGGTTTTGCTGAAGATACAGGAAAAATACTGATCCAATTTGAACCGGTATGGTATCGCAAAGTTACCCATTACGCACCTTCCGGATTGTGGTCCGTCAAACGCCTGGGCTACGAATCAGTTCACGCCATGTGGAACGATGCCAAACTGAGCCTGGAACGTCAGATTTGGCAGATATGTAAGTTTATCAGTACCGATATCAAACTGCAATCAGCACTCAAGGCACACGATTGGGATGGTGTTGCTAGTATTTACAACGGTTCCGGATTTAGAGCCTTAGCGGCTAAGTATGGCCGTGAACCTTACGATATTTCAATGAAAAACGCTTACTCAACATATAAAAGATTATGAAAAAAGTCATATTATTCCTCGCTCTTATTATTCTGGCCGGATGTTCCGGAACAAAAAAAATAACAACATCGGATGTAAAATCCACTATCGATACTAAAACGGAAGTATCAAAAAATACTGAAGTAAAAGAATCGGGAAAAACGGTAGATAAATCGACCGCTGTAGTTGACTCCAGTGCTCAGAAGTATTTGGCACAAATTGAAAAACTTACAGCTCAGTATGAAGCCAGGCTAAGAACCTATGATACTTCTAAGCCTATTAACCCGATAACCGGCATGCCTCCAATTGCCAGTGATTTGACAATCACCAATAAAACTGACAATTCAAAGCAGACCAATCAGGGTGAAGCTTCACAAACTAATAAGTCGCAAAATACAGATATTGAGACTGAATATAAACTGGAACTTCAGCAGCGCATTGATAGTTTGCAAAAAGCGAATGCAAAACTGACAAGCAACACAGAAAGCAAAGAAGTTCCGGTGAATTATTGGTGGTTCTGGGTACTTATCGGGATTTTGATACCTGTATTGGTATGGTTTATTGTAAAATTCAATTGGCATACTAAATTGTTTGTATGGATATTGAACTTGTTTAGATTGAAAAAATAGTTTATTACTTTTTTTTAATCCCGCCCCGACATTCATTTGTCGGGGCTTTTTTTATGTCCTTTTACCACCTACCCTTTCTGCCGAAATTTGTATCATAAATTAAACTGTGATGCAAGATACTACGCCCAAGTTAATCAGTTCAGCCGAATTCAATCAACAAGTAAGAGGTTGGACCATTCGTACCAAACAACGAATGATTAGTAATGCTCCGAAGTTTTCCGGTACAGAATCACCTAAACGTACTTCCGAAAAATTGGCAGGGTCAATTATCAATCAGTTCAAGAATAACTTCGATCATATTTCTATCATTCGGTTCAAGTTTGCCCGACATGGCGTATTTGTGCATTATGGCGTTGGACGCGGATACACACGAAAAGGAAATACAGTAATCAGGAAGCCTCGAAAAGATGGTACTGTTGGCACAGGATTCAATCGCCAACCGGATGATTGGTACGATGTAGAAATTCGTTCCGGATTATTGGAATTGGCTGAAATATCGCAGGATTATTACGGCGATTGGGCTTTACAGGATTTACTTTCAAAAATGGAAAAATTTACGATTCAAAGAAAATAGAATATGGCTGATAAAATTGCAAAACGTGGCGTATCGATATTTATCGACGGTAAGGAAGTGAAGAATTCCGTTGCAGGGATTTCGGCTGAGATGAGAAAATTACAAGCCGAACAAAAGAAAATGACTATTGGAAGCGATGAGTATATGACTCATGCTAAGAAAATAGCCTATTTAGATTCAGTTTTTCAAGAACATAAAGCCAACCAGAAAGCCGTTGCCCAGGAATATAAGAAAATGGGTGTTGAAGCTGATTCGTATGCTAAAAAAGCGGAAAGTTCAATTTCTAAAATGGCCAATGGTATAAACAAGTACTTCGCCATGTTTACTGCCGGACTTGCAGCCGTTACCGGTCTGACGTTGGGGCTTAAAAAGTTCATGGATGAGCGCAATAAAGTGGAAGATTCCAAAGCTGACTTAAAAGCACTCACCGGCTTGGATGATGCGAGCGTGAACAAGCTAACAGGTTTTGCAAAAAAAATGTCTGAAAATCCGATTGAAGGTACTAAGATTAGAATAAAATCTTCCGTGGCTGAAATTCTGGAGGCTTACAAATTGGTTGGATCAGCTAAGCCGGAACTTCTGAAAGATGCCGAAGCATTGAACGAAGTGACCAAGCAAAGTATGATTCTTAGCCAAGCAGCCGGTATGCCGTTGGCTGATGCGGTGCATGGTACTGTTATCGCGCTGAATCAATATAGTGCCGGAGCCGATCAGGCTGCAAAATATGTGAACATACTGGCAGCAGGTTCACAAGCCGGTGCGCAGGAAGTGCCGTATATTACAGAAGCCCTGGTAAAATTCGGAGCTGTAGCCAAACTGGCAAATGTTCCATTTGAACAATCCGTTGCATTGATTGAAGCCATTGGCGAAAAAGGATTTCAAGCTGAAGTTGCCGGTACCGGGATAAAAACATTCTTCACCAAATTACTTCAGGGAGCCGACGAAACTAACCCGGCAATAGTGGGAATGCACACCGCGCTTGAGAACCTGAATAAAAAATTCAGTGGTAAGGGCGGATTTTCCGAAATGACTAAACTTTTCGGACAGGATAATGTGGTAGTGGCTCAAACGCTGATAGCCAACCGTGCACGTTTTGACGAACTTACAACGGCAGTAACTGGTACAAATACGGCTATTGACCAAGCAACAATTACCAGTGCCACCAACTCAGCCAAAATGGCTCAGGCACAAAACAAGTTTATGAACCTGGGAATGGAATTGGTGAAGAATCTGAACCCTGCCATGTTGAAAGCAACCAATATCGGGAATGCTTTTATGAAATTATTGATTCAAATTCCTGATTACTGGAAAGAAAATAAAACTGGAGTAATCGCCTTTACTTCAGCTTTACTTGCCTATGGTATAGCTTTGAATGCTCAACTAATAGCTACTAAATCAAAACTTGTTCTTGGTGCTTTAGAAAAAGCATTGGATTATGTGAAGATATTGGCATTGCGAACACGCATAGCATTGACAGGTGAAGCCACCATTGCGGAACTTCGGTTATTGGCTGCTCAAAATGCGCTTAATTCTTCCATGATGAAAAACATTTGGGGTCTTGTAGCCGCTGCCATTGCCATTGCCACTGTCTATTTAATTTCGTATCTGAATAAAGCTAATGAACTGACTGAAGCGCAGAAAATAGCCAACGGAGTGATGGAAGATTATCAAAATAATTGGGCTGAAAATTCTAAATCATTGATGGAAGAAAAAGCACAGTTAACCGGATTAGTTACGGCCATTATAAATACAAATGATAATCAGGAAACACGTAACCGCTTAATTGACGAACTAAATAAGAAATATCCAGGATTCATTTCTTTTATTGATAAAGAAAAAGTAACCAACGAATTGCTTGCCCAGGCACTAGCTGATGTGAATGAGCAATACGATATGAAGTTACGTTCAGTAGCCCTGAACTCAAAAAGTCAGGCATACGAGCAAGCTACGGTGAAAGCCATGCAACGTCAGATTGAAATTCAGGATGAATTGAACACATTGCGCTCACAACCACAGAATGATAATGATGCAAAAATAAAAGCATTGGTAAATGAAGATCGCCAATTGTCCGCTAACATAAAAACATACGAAAGTGCTTCGGCTACTTTCCGTGCCAATGCAGCCAAAAATGACGAGGAAGTAAAAAAAATGAATACTTCAGGATATTACGAGGGTTTAATGAATCAATATAAAGCGTTTCTGAAAACAGCTTCCGAGAATAGGGGTAATTATGAAAAAGGTTCAGAAAAATGGAGTTTTTATGACAAACAAATTACTGATGCAAATGCCGCTTTTAAATATGCGAACCTGAAATATAATGAAATAAAAAAACTGGAAGATAAAAACAAGAATCCAACTAAACCAACCGGAGATACTCCAAACAATTTTGGTCCCGGTAATGATGATAAAGCTGCCGCGCAGAAAAAGAAAGTAGATGAAGCCATGCAGGGCTTGGAGAATGATAATATAAAAGCACTTACAGCCATTAAACTGAGTTACTTGAAAGGTGATATTAAAACAGAATATGACTATAATAAGGCATTGCTAGACCAACAAGATAATTACGACAGTCTTCGAAAAGTAAAATTGACCGAACTATTACAAACGGTTACTGATACAGGCGTAAAGTTAGAGTTGAACAAACAACTGTCAGAAATTGATAAAAAGGCTCTGGATCGTCAGATAAAGCAAAATAACGACATAAAAAAGATATTACTAGATGCTGATCCAATTGAATCAGAACGACAGGCGTATGATAACCGGTTGCGTGAGTTAGGACTATTTGGTGTTGACAAAAAAAATATGACGGCTGATCAATTGGAAGCATTACGCATATTGGAAGAACAGCATAACGAAACTATTCGAAAATTATCTACCAAAGAAGCTGTGTCTAAATTGAAACAATATGAACGCGATCAGGAAAAGGAAGAATCTGATTTAGCTAATCGCCGTGTTTCAGAAAAAATGAGTGAACAGACTTTTAAGGATGAATTACTGGCTATTGAAATCAAGTATTTAAAAAAGAAACTGGAAATTCAGGGATTATCAGCAGATGAAATAGACAAGATTACCAAAAAATTGACCCAATCAACTATAGATAGCTCAAATTCAGAACTAAATAAATATCTGGCTCTTAAATCAAAATACGGTTTACAGGAACTAACAGATTTCAAAACTCAAAAAGAAGCCGAACTTCTAATTCTGAAAGATAATTTGGCCAAGGGTTTATTATCTGAAAAAGATGCTGCTAAAGTGCGTGCAGTCATGGCATCGGAAGAATTCAGAGCAAAAACTAAAGATGCAAAAGACATTGCTCAGGTTATTGGTGACATTGCCGGTAATTTTTCAAATGCTTTTCAGGGATTTCAACGTGCTGAAGAAAAATCGGTCGAAACGAAATATCAAAAACAAATTGATGCAGCCAAGAAAGCTGGAAAAGATACTACTAAATTAGAAGATCAAAAAAGCAAAGAGTTAGCTGCCATACGTGCTAAAAATGCTGATTCGGCTTTTGCGCTTCAAGTTGCTATGATTACAGCTTCTACGGCTATG